CATACTCTAAACGGTCGATTGATTGAACATTACCAGCTCCTTCTGTTAAGAAAGATAGTGGGAATCTTTTATCATCTTTACCCGCTAGATGCGTGATAATCGGAGAAAGTTCAGTTGGCTTAGACAATAATGCATTTGCCAGACTGTTCATGTCTGTCATCTGCGAATCATTATAAAACGTCTTTTGAACGCTAATGTTCGTTCCATTCAATTGTGGCATAATTATCTAATTTTTATAAAGTTAAGTTGCATTTTAAAATTGCCATTTTTAATTAAAAGTTAAGATCTAAATCATCCAAGTCTACTTGCTTACTCTTACGTCTTTGACGTCCTCGTGCGCTTTTAACTCTTTCTTCATTTCTAGAAATTCTTTCTTTCAATGATTTTGCATTTGACGTTCTAGCTTTCTTTTCTACAAGTTTTTGTAAATCAAAACCCTTGTACATCAAATAATCAATTGCAAGTTTAGTTTCCATCTCTGCTTCAGCATGATCTAAATCTCGCTGTGTGCGACCATCTTTAGTCACAGGTGTCGAGATATAGTCAAAAAACTTTGACTTCTCTCTATTTGGAACTGTGATACCTGCGAACTCATTGTTACTTTCAATAGTCTCATACACACCATTCCAAAACTCTTGCTGCTGAATTTCTTGTTGCTCTTTCTGTTCTTTTTGAGAAGCAACTAATTGCTGTCTAGATTGCTCTTGCATTTTACCTAATGCTCTTCTAGCAGCTTCAGCTTTCTGATATAATTTACCAGTGTCTTCGTAATCAGTCAATAACTCATTAATAAATTCGTTATCGTGGCCTTTTGTTGCAAAATAATCTGCCAATACGCCCTTTTGACTTCTTGTATCATCTTCAACCAACTCTATCTGGTTGTAATCTAGTTGAGGATCATAAGCTTTCATAAACTCTGTTGACTCTCCCCCATTCAAAACGTATTCTAAATGGTTTTTAACAAGAGGAAAGTTTTCAAACAATTGATCTAATTGATCTTCTGCCATTTGCTTTCCTATATCTTGAGTCATTGCTAACAAACCTTCAGGAGTATCATCATACTCTTCTTCAGTTTCATATCCCAATTTGTCTAAGATCTCTGCGACTACTGTAGATTCTACAGGCTCTCGATCTTCATCTTCTTCCTCTTCTTCTTCGTAGTCATCCTCTTCATCCTCTTCAAAGTCTTCTTCCTCTAGTTCCTCTTCTTCTACTTTTTCAGATTCTGCTAATCCTTCTGCATCCGCATCTAACTCTTCGTCAGTTGCTTCTGGTGTGTCTATTGCTAAGTCTTCTGCAACCTCTGTGCTTTCTGACCCGCCACTAATAACATCGTCAAATGAGATGTCGTCTAGTCCAATGTTTTCTTCTTCTGGGTTCATAATCTATATAATTAGTTTTTACAAAAATAGTTAAATATGTAGGTCTTGGTACACATACATATGTTTTTGGATATGTCTTTACTATATATCACTTATCCTTATTTTTTTCTCTGTCTATGCTTCTTTTTTCTGCGTCATCAGCTATTCTAGCCTCTAATTCACGCTCTCTAACACTAAGTTCCTTCTGTCTCATCTCAAAGTCTGCCATCATCTTCTGCATATTAAATGCATCTGCTTCAGGATTCTTTCTAGACTCTGCCCCAATCAAAGCAATCTCAATATCTTTTTGTCTGTCTTTTTCATTTTCAATCAGCTCCTGTTCTGCTTTTGCTTGCTCCATTTGCATTTGTTGTTGAGCTTGTTGCTGTTCAGCTTGCTGTTGAGCCTGTTCTAATTCTTCTTGTGCTTTTTCTGCAGCTTTTAATTTACCTTTTATTTGAGTAAAGCTTTCTGATTCTAACACTTCTGCAATTGTAGATCCTTTAGAACCATTCTGCATCATAGCCTGTGCAAGTTGTTTCATCTGATCTAGTCTTTCAATGTCTTTACCTGAGTCAGATACAAAGATACCATAGTTAGATTCCATGTGCTGCATGCTATCTAAATCTAAAAAGTCTGTAGTACCATCAGGCATAACAAACATTCCTTGTTTACCTGTAAGCCATGCTTCTTTAGAATAATCAACAAGTGCTTGTAAATCTCTTTGCTCTAGTCGACCAAACTTTCTAAATAAATCTTCTGTAATATGTGATGACTGTACAATAGCTTGTTGCGAACTAGCTTTACCTTCGTATGCCCCAATAGTACCTTGTCTTTGTCTAGATACACCAGATAATTTTTCCCATTCGTTTAGTATTGACTCTAACAACGCTACATACTGTTGTATAGTCTTAATTGACATATCTAATACAGATTGATGCTGTGGATTTAGCTGTATACCTTCTTTATTATAATCTACCCAAGCAATACCTGTACCTTCTACATAATACATAAACTTGTCCATATCCCACTTCTTAGGAATAAGGTTAATGTCAAATTGAGCTATAATATCTTTACTTCTTGCTATAGCTAACTCTAATCTGTACTTGTAAATGTTGTAATTCAACTGGTAAGGTATACCAAGAGATACTAAAGAGATATTGTCAGCGTTTATATCAGAATACTTTCTACCGTTTATAGGGAGTTTACATGTAGAAACATTGTCTAAAGATAATCTTTGGTTAGCTACAGGATTAATGTTAACATACATTCTACCATCAATTCTAGTACCTTCCCATACCTCGTTGACCCAAAGATAAGTTACTTTAGCACCTTGCTCTTTCATTTCTTTAGGTAATCTAAAGGTTTCATCAACCTCCATCTCTTCCATAGATCCTGTCTCTGGGTCCATGTATTCTAAAAAGCCTACTCTTTTTCTTGACTTCCAATATACATTTACAACTTCTATTAGTCTGTTTCTGTATGTATTTGGATCAGAGCCTGCACGAGATTGTCTGTATAATAAGTAAGATTCTGGATCTGATTGTCTAGGCTCCTCCAATTCTAAAACTTGTTCTTCAGTTAATGACTCATAAAAAGAATCTATTACTGTAGATGCATGTACATATTTCCTAACTAAAGCCCAGTCCCCATCTTCTACAAACTCTATGTCTGGATCTTTATCATAGTCTACATCAATAGGATTTAGAATATCATAAAAAGGCTCTTTGTTTCTAACACCTCTGTGCGTGTATACTTCTCCTGATACTAGGAAATGAAACCATGCTTTTTGTAGTTTATCATACACTTCTTCAGATTGCATAATGTATGTTAAAGCATGTTGTCCCTTAATAGCTCTGTTATCTACATAACTATTTTCAAACTGATCTGCTATTTGTTTTGGGAGAGGTATATCCTCTGGTGTTTCTATCTGTTGTAATAGTTCTGGGTTAGTTTGTTTAAGAGACTGTAAGAATTGCATCTGAATATTCTGGTAGATAGCTTCTTGCTTTGCTTGCTCTTTCTGACTAACTGCATCTCCATTCTGTACGGTAACGGTGTAATTCAGAGGTCGTTTAGACTTTTCACCCAAGAGGAGATCAATGATAGGTTTGATAATAGGATAGTTACGCATTTTAGAGGGAAAATTGTTACGACTCTTGCCGTAAGGATGTGTAACGTAACGATAGTCATCCTCATAAATTACACCGTTGTAATAATCATATAAGCGTTTAAGGTCATCCTTTCTTTGGTTGACCCCTTGATTAGAAAGATCTATGTAGGCTTCTACACAGCTTTCTCTCCACTTCTTATTTTTCTTTGATAAAGGCAGCTTTTGCTGCGGTATTTTGTCTCCCCCTAAATACATATGTATGCAAAATTAAGTTTTTTTATCTGATTTTTTATTATGTGTATAGTTTTTACACATTTCTTTACATATATAACACTAGCGATAGTTCTGATCAAACCAATCGTTGGCAGAATTATCTTCTAGTATTTCTTTTACCTCTGCATTATAAAGCTCGCGCGTATGATACATACCTATCATAAGTGCCATTACGCGGTCAAAGTTACCTTTGTGATTAAACTTTATAAGCTCTTGAAGTAATGCCATGTCATATATCTTGTTCAGATTAAGTGTAGTTTTACCATCCTCATCTACAGATCTAACTGCATTTAGCCAGTCTCGTATGTATAACTCGCCCTGTCTTTTACGAGCTTCTGTAGTATGCATACCATACTGCCTCTTTACATTTTTAGAACGTAAATCTTTTTTATCCAGCATCTCAAACTCCTCTTGTAATCTGTGTAACTTTCTGTGCTGTCTTGCGTATTGTATTACAGCACCACGGTCATTCTCAAATCCTATCTTAGCATTATAATAATCTGATAACATAAATAGATTTCTATTATATTCGTCTTGAGAGTGCGGCCTGCCTACATAACTAGCTACTATCATATCATCAGGCTTAGATATATTATTCATACGTTTTATTACATACGCAGCTCCTAACGAGCTAGCATCTGCAGATTGATTCTGTCCATAGGGGTCATGACATAATACATACATGTTATGAGGCGTCTGATTCTGTTGATTTTTAAAAGGACCTTCATATACAACTACTGCCCCTTCTAAATTATCTTCTTTACGGTGTGGGTATCTCATAATAGGTCTTGCATCCCCATCAGGTCTAAATTTTATATGATTACTTTCACCATAATACAAAGATCCTGCTGTACCTATTGCATGTAGCTTGTTAGCTTTTACTTTATTGTATTGTTCTTGTAAAGATGCTATGTCAAACAGGTTACCTGCTACTTGTAGTGTAGCTTCAGCAGGACATGTAGGATGCTCAGCTATGTATTGATCATATGCTTTTGGATCGTTAGTACCTTTCTTTTTATTTCTATTACCCTCTTCAAATTCTTTAGCTTCTTCTACAGAAGAGTTACCATCATCATCTATAAACCCTTCTAAGTTTTCATATATAGGAACAAAGTGTCCGCATACAGATCCTAGTGCTCCATCATCCCATATATTCTCAAAAGCTAGGCAATCATAAGACTCAGGATTGTAAAATATCTCTTCCATACCTGCAAAGTCTGCTCCTTCTGTACCACCTGTACCAAATGCTACCATCGTACCTAAAGTCTTACTACCTTGGCGCATTGTTGGCATAGCAACCTCCCATGCTTTTAATAATCCTGGAAATGATCCTGCCTCCTCAAAAAATATAAGCTCACCAGCCTTACCCCTTACTTTATCCGGATCATCTTTAAGAGATACACCTATAATCTGTGACTTCATCCCCATTTCTACCAACGCTCCGTTAACATTCTTCTTATATCCAGATTGTTTGTGCATCTCCCTATCTCTAAGTCTAGGTTGTGTCCATGCGGTATTGTCATCTACAAATGATAGAATATCCCAAGCTTTAGACAGTAGACCGTCCCCAATCAAGTATTCTTTCTGTCCTGCAAATACATAATTCTTACTATTACGTAAATGAAAATAGTTTCTAGCAAGCATTGCAGCAGCTTTGTAAGAATATCCCTTACGACGTGCTTTTAATACTGTCATATGTTTATTCTGCTTTCTACAATTGTCTATTGCAGTAAAGTACTTCCAATCTCCATCGTAAAATGCTGGGAATGTACGCTCTCTTCGAGCTATAATTGTACCATCTGGTAATTCCTGATCAACAGATCTGTCAATCGGGCAATAGTTAAGATAGAAATAGTGATTACCTGTAATAGTTACTCCATTATGAGTATATCCGTACAGGCATCTTTCTCTTTCTTCGTCCCAGTACTCATAGTAAGGTTTTGTACCGGGGAGTGCGTTTGTATAGTAACCGTTTTTTATATACGAATTAGCTGCTGGAGCTAGTCCTTTTGTGTCTTTAAAAACTTGGTCTTTATGTTCACTAATTCCTGACATTTTTCGTATTCTTCTATTTCTGTAAAATGCTCTATAAGTAAATCTAAAGTTCCTTCATCTCTACCATCACTATCTAAAGGGTCAAAAGGTAAGTAAAAGCTTACTAGCTCTCCTTCACTTTCTGCTGCCTCAAATATATCATCGAGCGTTATTTTCTTAGTCACAAAATTATACGCGTTATCCATTGCACTATTGTAATCTTCTAAATCTTCTAAAAAATCCATGGTGCCTAATTTACGAACTATATTTGTTAACTACAACTCCTCCGCGTGTATTTGTGTTAATTTGTTCTTGTTTTCTAACCTGTTCCTCTAGTTTTGAGAGCCCATCTACTACATCTCCCATCTTAGAAAGGTTAGCAACTAAGTCTTTTGCATGGAAGATTGGTCTGCCGTTATCATCCATTAGTGTTAAATCCACCGACTCAAAATACTTTTCTAGTTTAACTACAGATGACCTAGCAGACTTAAGCAACTTAACTGCAGAAGTTTCTTTTAGCTCTCTATATTTATCACACGCTGCAAGAACTTTATTACTAACTTTCCATTTTGTTTTACCGTATAATCCTAGTACAACTTCGTCATGCCTTTGAGATATATCATACACAGCATAGGGAGATCTATGATCATGCATAAAAAATATGTATGCAAGTTCCTTTGTGTCCAAATCCTTAAACTCTACAATCGTTAGTGTGTAAGGAGAGGGTACTGCTACGTTATCAACTATCTCTAGTAACTCCATTCTTATTTATATTTTTTCTTCTAGATGGTTTTGAGTGAAACTTACCAAAATAAGGTAACCGCACTGCGTCAAAAGCTCCATCTGACATTATCTTTGCAACATATTTAAACTGACTTGTGACTATTGCTTCTACTTTTTCTAAAGGTAAACTATGCTTTGTCGCTAGTATCTGTATTATCTCCTTTTTGGATTTTGTCATCTTGCGGTTTCCATTTGTTTATTGGACATGTAGTAGTTTTCCATTTTGCTTTATGCTCTATCAGACATCCACACTTACCACATCTCATTTTATCTCTTATTATATGCTCACAACTATTGCAATCAGATAATCTTTCTATATAATCTTGATTTGATACATTGGGTGCGCCTTCAGCCACATACTTAGCAAGATCTTTACTAAAACTTTTAGTCATGTCCCATATGCTAGGTAGTTTCTTTTTACTCATTCCAGTTAATATTTACTTCTACTTTCTTAGTACTTAAATCTAACAATCTGTTCAGGGTATACTTTCTATTGCTTAATCTCAAAGCTCCTTTGTCTTTGATCTTCTTTACATAGTTGTTCAAAGTATTAAAGTCTGCTTGCCCTACTAATCGAGCTGCCTGCTTCTTAACTTTTACTGCACAAATGTTTTCTTCCTCCAGTGTAATAGCTGTATCTACTAATGCAGATAACACTCTTAGCTCTGTAGAAGTAAGATTAAATATCCCATTCCAAAGTTGCAAGTACTTGTGTGTAGAGTTTACGTTAATCGTTATTTTCTGTTCCATTTGGTTCTTGTTCTCCTTTTTCTTTTAGATATGCAGCCATAATAGCTTCATATTGTTGAATTTTTAGAGTTTGCTCTCGTAAGAGCTCATATACACGGTAGTCAACTTTTAATGTTCCACCATCTATATATATTCTTTTCTTATTCGGTCTCTTCGTCTGTCTCATCAGTTACTGTTACAATTAATGTGTATTCATGATCTCCTATTAGAACTTGTATGTCGTATGTACAATTTATATTATCTTCTGTCCACATGTCTAACTTTGTTTCAAATTCATTATACAATGCAAATAGTTCTTCCCAACTACTCGTCTGAAATTTCGTTCTTATCATCTGTAAATTCTATGGTAGCTCTTGATCCTTCTAGTATTATCTTAGAAGTAGTAGACTGCCTGTTAAATTCTTCTATATAAGTTGCTATATCTTCTCTACTGCATAGAAATGATAGAAATACAGACATTTCTTTTGCAGCTCTAGACGTATTAGCTTTTAGATTACTAACTTTCTTAGTATGTTCTACTAATTCTAAGTAATCATCTAGATTTATAGTAACTGTACCAGGGATCTTCATTAAAACTTACCTAATACTTGGAATTCACTAACAAACAAGTACTGTACCTCATCAATATGGATAAGCATAGCCTCTGTATTTGGGTCTACCATAATCTTGTCACCAGCTTTACACTGATTAACCTGTGGTCCTACCGCTAATACTTCTACTATGTTTGTTTGTAATGCTTTTGCAGTTGCATCATCTAAGATAATTCCTGACTCTGTAGTTTTTGAGTCTGGACGTGGTACAACTATCCACGCTCCGAAGGGTTGAAATGTAAATTCCTTTGCCATTATTTCTATAATTTGGTTAATAATGCAAAGTTATAATAAAATTGTTTACAAATCCAAGGAAATAGTGAAAAAAGTTATGCCTCCTCCAGCTGTGTAGGCTATATCTGCCCATTCAAAGGTAGATTTAGGATCTGAGTCGTACTTATCTACAAGTTCCTTAGTAACCCCAAGAACTAAGCAAGCTACAAACGGGCCATACTTAATAATCTTTTTGTTATCTGTATATTCAGGCAGGATATTAGTTGCAGCATGTGCAGAGATATAGCCCACCCCGAAATGCATAATCTTGTCTTTCTTGATTATAGGTTCCCAAGCTAGCATTACAGCTAGTGTAGTGATAAGTAAGTATTTCATGTAAGTAAGTTTTTAAGATTTCACGACTAGATACAGGTTCCCCCTTTAGGCACCCTATTTCAGTTGGAATTTTACCTATCTAGTAGTGCTTCCGGCGCTACCGGAGACCCATGGACACTAAAACTAGTGTTAATTCACCACACCTACTTATGTGACATGTGTCCAACCTAGAGGCTATATCCTTCCTTTCCGAGACTATTGGAGAAAACTCTAATCCTTATTTAGGATCTACAATCCAACTTCTGACCCCATAACTACCTCTCGGCCCTCTGGGGTGATACGCAAAGCGTGTCTCTAACTGCCGCAATTCTCGCAGTCTGGATCATCTATAGTACATGCTTCTGGCTGATCGCCATCTTCCATGTCCTCAATCCATGCATCAAAACCTATATGATTGCAAGTGCAATCGTCGTTTGGGCAAACTTCTGCTCCTTTACAACATTGGCATTCTGGTTTCTGACATGTAGTTTGATTTTCCATATTGCAAAGCTAGAAAAAAAATTCCCAAAAAAAAAATTTTAATTAGGAAATCTCTGAGCGTGTGGACCAGCTACTTCCATGACCCCGTCTATGTTTCGGACTTTGGGATACCCCCTTGGTCTTTAATCTAAAATTAGTGATATGAAATCTAGAGAAATTGTATTGGCGTCAATCGCGCCGCAAACTGTTAATCGTCACGGGGTTCCAGCTCGTTGGGGTTGGTCTGCAACGACAGACGTTTATGATAAGAAGACAGGTAAAATCCATCGTCAAGAAGGTCAAATCTTCTACACAGAGAACGAGGATATGTTTGGCCATATGAATGTTGGTCAAGTAATTGTAATTGAAGAGGCTTCATAGCCTTTTCTTTTTTTATAATCACCTCACCTTACAACCTTACGAGCGTACACGCTACCTCGTATTCACCACATTTCACCACTTTTACTAATCCAATAGGTTTATTCCTATTACATTATATAACACAATAGAAAGGTCGTGATATTCGACGTATTCCTAAGCAAGAAGACAAACTGCTTTTTTATAGCCTCACTCATAAGACGGAAGGGAATACCTGATGACTACGTGCGACGCAGAGTCTGGGCTTGTTTTTATTAACCTTTTAACACTTACATTATGTCTTATCATTCTTACGGCAGACTAAAGTTCTGCTATCAACTACTTTGCTTTATTACTACGCTTGGTGCTATTGGACTTGGCATTGTTGCAGTTACTGCTTCTTCTAGCAATGAAACATCTGCAATACTACATGCATGCGGCTCAGCTGTATGTGTATTATTATGTGCAGTATCTGTCAAGCGCGCAGAAATGTATCAGACTAAGATGGATAACTGGAGTTACAAACATTATCTAGATAAAGATGAATAGTAACTACACACTCAAAGACTTTGGAGTACTAGTTGTGCTCTTTGTCTTTGCGGTGTGGTTAACATCATGCTCATCACCTAAAGTATTAACAGGTAATGGCTATGTTAAATCACATTGTAATATGAAAAGATAATCTCGTCGGGCTTTCCCTAACCAACTGACTATGCTTTACGCTAAAGGTTGGACGAGATATAACACATCTTCATGAAAACGTGGCATATAAATGGGCGCGCTACAACCCAACGGGATGATTGAAGATGTTTTAGAGAGTTGGCTAGTGCACTAACCACCAGGAATCAAAACAGCATAAGCGTGCTTGAGGATTGTCACAAATACAGAGATAAACGCCGGGACTCTGTACTCTCTTTTATATAAAGTAACCAGTAACAATCTGTAGAGCTTGAATCATGTAAAGCTATCGTACTATCTGAGATAGTATTGATTGGTATTCTACGCAACGCTGCAGGAGAGCAGGGTTACTTTACTTAATAAAGAGAGTTGGTTCTGCAGAACTACCTTCTTGACCGGGTAAGGCAAGTCATAAAACTAGAAAAATACAGAGATGGTCGAAAGTAAAGGACTCTGTACTCTCTTTTAATATTTACTAACATTTAAAACATTTATATCATGGCAGAATTATTTGACTTATGTGTAGGTGCTATGTACTTGATGTCAGACATCACAGGACTTACATACAAAGAGATTAACATATGGCTGTTTGTTATCATACATCCAGTTATTACATTAACACTATTCATCTTACTTGTATTTAAACAAAGAAAGATAAATCATTACGAAAAGACGTATGAAATGGAATGGGGACAAGGTAACTCACTTGATGACTTGATTAAATACAAAAAAACTTCAGAAGATTTAGATTTTGAAATGAGTTTACAAGAACAAGAAGAAGAAGAAGAATTCAATCGAGAACTTGAAGAATATATTTATAGGCATCTTAAATAAACAGAGGACACTGCTGAAAGTGTGTCAAGCTAACCACATTTATTAACCTTTTATACATTATTAACATGCTATACGTAGTTACTTACACAGCAAACTCTCGTGATGAGCACTGGGCAGACCCAGTATATCACACCAACAAATTTGAAAGACAGTTCAAGGATAAGATAGATGCCTTGCACTTCTTTGAGGAATGTACAAGTCCTTATAAAGACCTTCGTACTATGACTGACTCAAGTGAAGAAACACTGAAGACATTCGTAGACAATGAAGGTACAATTATCTATTATTATTAACATTATTAAACATTTTATCATGGCAAATTTATTGCACAGTGGAGACCTTAACACTCTAAAACTAGGTCAAACTTTACTTACAAGATTCAGAAAGATTGAAGGTGGCTTTGTCCAAATGGAATTGGCAGAGGTCAAAGAAGGCTCGCGCGGCTTGTCCGCAGCATTCGTATTTAATCAATCTGATAATAGATTTTCAAGAAACTCTGCACGAAGAGCGTGGCAACCTGCTACACCTTCAGATATAGAGAAAACACTTGGTATCTCAGTTGGAGATGCTGAAGGATGGGAGATGGATGATATGGGTAATGAAATACTTACTGTGAACATTCTTAATCCGGTTGCTTCTTTTGAAGGACAGGAGTTCCCACTACGAGTACAAATTGTAGAAACTACTGAACCAACTGAGTGGCAAAGAGCTAATCTTAATACCTCTGCAAAACGTAAAGGTAAAGATGGAGATTATATCTTGCACAAGGGAGATTATATCTTCACTCGTTCCTCTATTGTATTCAACGAGCCTTCAGATTTGTATTTGGAAGCTGATACAGCACCGGTACAAACTTCTACTGTTGAAAAAGTAGACGTAGCTACTGGAGAGATACTTAACTAAGTATAAATAAAATAGGTATATCATTTGTTTGGTATACCTATTTTTACTATATTTGTTAACATTTATAAAGAATTAATTTACAT